GCTGAAACGCAAATTTGGGAATTGACCGGTTACTGAGATGGCAAAGATATCGTATGGAGATGGTTTCGATTGGCAGGGTGCCGCTTTTTATAGGCATTACAGGATTGAATTTCTGGATTATTTGGAAGCGGCTGAAATCCTGAAAGCGATGACCGGGAAAATTATCGAAGAAGATGCCGATCGGTATGATGGTACGCGAACTACTATCCGAGCCGAGGACTACTGTATGAGGGAAGCAATTAAACGGAGAAGTCATATCAAGCAACACTATGGAGTCGAATGGCCTTTGAGTGACCGGTGGCGGTGTTTTCTATGCGGTAAAACATCATCGGGGCGGGCATGGAATGACCCGGAGGACGGCGATAAATGCAATTGCGCCGAAAATATATCCAGAGTTTTGTTCGGCGATGGAGGCAATCATGAAAGTATGGATAGTTGAAGAAGATGCGCGTCCGGACTATGGATTATATCAACATGAAACGGATGGGGCCGGTTTCTGGATTGAAATTGATGAGGAATTGTACGACCGATACGCAAGGGTGTCGGATGAGTACTGCGATATCCAGCAGAAGGAACTGGCGGTATTATATGAGGAATACACAAACATCTGGAACAAATTCCTAACCAGGCAGAACAAGAATCGGGCAAAAGGTAAAGTTTGGAACTACTAAACAAAGGGGGAATTCTGAAACAAACTCCTAACTGGTGGCGGATTACCGCTAGGCGCATGAAGGAGAACCTGAGTTGGTTCGAGGATGCTCAATCCGAGCCGGAGCATACGGACCTCGGCAAAATCATCGCCAAGTATCGCTGGTATAGGAAAACAAACCGGAGGTCGAAATGGCATCAAACAGAATTCCCAAAATAGAACTGAGCGCGGATGAACAGGACCGCCTGAAGGTCCGTCTGGATGAGATGATTCATGAGGCGGAGGACTTCCGCAACGGCTGCGAGTGGGACCAGCTCCACGAGCAGGACTGGCGGCAGTACATGTCCATCCCGAAGTTCAAGAAGCGCCTGACGCCGTGGGAAGGGGCAAGCAACATCTTCATTCCCATGACCGAGACGGCTGTCGACGCAACTATCGCCAACGAATTTGATGCGATGTTGGCGAATGATCCATTGGTCAAGGTTGATACCGTGCTTCCGTGGAATGAGCCCGATATCGAGAAATTCGAGGCTACCTCGAAAAGACTGAGCGACTATTGGGATTCGTTTTATAGGGATGTGGTCAACCTGCGCCAGCTTGGGGCCGATTGGATGTTGGATAATGCGGTTGATGGGTCAAGCGCCGTCAAGGCCCGGATCAACCGCGACACCGTGATCCGGCGCGAACAGCGGCCAATCGAGCGGATCCTGGAGGACCAACTCGAGCGAACCGAAATCATCACAGTCGAGGATGCTTTCATTGAGCGGGTGGATGAAATCAGCAATGATGTGTCGGATCTGTCGGCGCTTTACTTTGCGCCGGGTAGTTACGTGTCGCCGAATGCTCCCTACCAGTACGCCTATCCCTACGTGCCGTGGTATTTCCAGCGGCAGGAACTCACCTTCGCCGATCTGAACGAGCGGCGCCGGAGCGGCTATGATCTGCCGGAAAATGTTGAGGGCTTCATGGCCGAAACCCAACTCAGCCGGCGCGACGAAGCCATCCGCGAGTCCGAAGGCGTGTCAAACACGGTGCTTCGGACCATGACCGTGAACGAATTCTACATGCGCTGGCCGCTCCCGGCGCGGTACCAGAAGATGTATGATGGTATGGATGAAACCTACAAACAGACGGAAGGCGATGAAGAGGGGTTCGCGGAAGAGGTCATCGTGACCTATGCGCCCGGTGGTCGCCACCTCATGCGGATGGTTCCGTTGGGGCGCGTTTATCCGGATGGGAAGCGCCCGCACGTACCGATGTACTTTCAAAAGTATCCCCGCCACATATATGGAAGGGGCCTGCCGCGGAAGTTGCGTCACTTGCAATCCGGGTCAAACTCCATTTTCAATCAGTCGATTGATTTCGGAAGCATTTCGGTCGCGCCATGGGGTTTTTACAACCCTGGGAGTATGGGGATAATGCCCGACATGATCGGCATCAACCCGGGCAGTCTGATTCCGACTCCTGACCCGCGAGGCGCCACGTTCCCGCGCAGTCAATTCGACCCGACCGCTCACAGCATCTGGGGCAACATCGTCCAAACCTGGGCGGAAAAGGTGTCGAAGGTGAGCGAGTACCAGATGGGACGCAGCCCGAGCACACCGAACGCGCCCCGGACGGCCCGCGGGACTATGGCGATCATGCAGAAGGGGCAACTGGCGTTTTCTGTGTTGGTGTCGCAGCATGTGGAGAGCATTATTGAGTTGTGCCGGCGCAATGCCGCCCTGAAACGCAAATATGCTCCATCCGAAACTGCGTTCCGCAGGATGAACAAAACCGCGGGTCGCTATGAGACCATGAAGATTTCCAGGGAAGATTTTCAGCTCGAGGCGGACTTCAGATTTGTCCTGAATCCGAACCGGTACGAGGAGCACGCGCTGAACCAGGCGCTGTTCCAGATCGTTATGCAGGCGATGCAGGCGGCGATTCAGGCCGGGCCGGTGGTGGGCGACAGCATCAGAAGCGCGACGGCGGAAGTCTACGAAAGCGCCGGCAAGAAGAATTTCAACCGGATCTGGCCACAGGACATGATCCGGATCGCCACCACCCCGCCTCCAACTCCGCCCGGGATGCCTCCCGGATCGCCGATGCCGGGGAACGGTGGAAGCCCCAGGATGCCGGTCGGGATGCCACCGCCCGGTCCGCCGCCGGGAATGCCTCCAGGACTACCCCCTGGCATGCCTCCCGGAATGTCTCCTCCCGGCATGATGCCGCAGGGCCCGCCGCCAGGAATGCCGCCGCCGCCGGGCATGCCGAATCTCGCTCCGCAGATGCCCATGATGAATCTGTCACAGCCGGAACCCACAGTAAAAGCAGTACTTCCTGAAGAGGAGAATGTGGTGTTATGAACGAACTTCAATGGTCACCCGAAGAGCGCACCGTGTTGAGGGATACGCTGGCGAGCGAATCATTTGCCCCGGTCCGCAAGATCCTGGACCATGCCGCGGCGCAGGCCAACATGGCCTATGCCTACCAGAAGGATGATCACCGATACTATCAGGGCAAGCTCCATGCGGTATGGGAGATCATCAATGCTCTGAACAATTTGAGCCAGGAAGAGAAGAGAATCGAGCAGGAGGAGGAGCGCTTGGCACGAGCGTTCGGGACTCCGATCAGTTCGAGCACGGATTATTAAGGATACCCTCCGGGCGTTCCGGTAGGGTCTATGGGCTGGGGAGCGCGGCGGGTTTGGCTGTCGTGCCACAGCATACCAACCACTTAGGAGATGAAAATGCCAGAAGATCCGAATCTAACCGCAACAACGGAGCCGGCCGACGGCTCAACCTCCGGGGAAGCGCCTGATTCCGACTCTGCCGCAGATTCCTCGACTGAGGCTCCCCAGCCCACAGTTGAAGAGATGCAGGAGAGAATCAAGCGGCTCGAAGCCAACTATAGCGGCACACGCAAGGAATGGGAACGCGAGAAGTCCGAACGGGAGCGACTGACTCAGCAGAATGATTACCTGATGCGCCAGGTTCAGCACCCGGCCGCACCGCAGGCCGCAGCGCCCGCTCGGGGCCCGTCCCCGGAGTACCGCCAGGTGTCGGAAACGTTCTATCAGGCCGTGCTTGACGGCGACAAGGACAAGATGGCCGGGATCCTCGAGGATATTGGCTCGCGCCCGATGGCTCAAATGGGGCAACTGTTGCAGGCGTCCGCACAGTTCCAGTTCCGGCAGCAGTCCTTCAACACCTACCTTGACAAGCGCGGTATCAAGCCGGGAAGCGAGTTGCACCGTGAGGCACAGACCCGAATCGAGGCGGCTAAGTCCAACCCGGAGTACGCCTGGGCGACCGACCAGAATGCCCTGCAGGCCGCGGTGGTAGGTGATCTGTTGATCGAGCGGGCCGGGAATCTGGGAGTAGCCAAAGAGAAGGCCCGGAAGGATCAGGTTGATGCTGCCTTCACGGAGGGGACCGGCAAGGGTAGTCTACCCGGGAAGTCGGCCGGCGGGGGTGAGAAGGTCCACCTGACACAGGAAGAAATGAAGATGGTGCGCCACATGCAACGTGCCGACGGCATCAGCGAGGAGGCCGCCAAAAAGAAGTATTGGGAACATCTCCCGCCGAACGTCCGGCAGGCCCGGAAAGATGCGGGGAGGGCGGTATAATGTCCGTTATCATTAAGACCGAAACCTCTATCACCATTGATGGTAAGGATTACAACTCATTGACTGATATCTGTGAGTTGGTTCGCAGGAGACTTGATGTCCAGAGATGGGATGCGAGACCACTGGATTATTCTGAGGAACAGATGCTGGCTGTACGCAATCTCATGAGCCGCATTTTTGGAAGGGAATAGTTGATTTTACGGATCTTCTCGCGGCATATTTCAACAATTGTCGAAATATGAAAAATGCAAACAATGTGGAATCTATGAAAAATACGTTGACAGGTACGTGGTAGTGTGGTAAGTACCATGGCGAACGGAGAACCCGCGATATGGAACGATCGTTCAGGGGAAGGCCGCCGGCGGTAGACGACAGAATTCGTTGTTCCGCCTGCGGTTTCCCCTGCGATCCGAAAACGCGGCCTTCGGGCGGCGAATTTACTCATCGGTCGGGAACGATTGTGGTCGGGTCCGACACGGAGTATTACGACGACAACGGCGCCCAAGGATGCCCGTCTTGTGGTTCTCCCGCATGGAATGCTGGAGCCAGTCTGGGAGACATGGCAGGCTGGTTCCGAAGATAGACTGACGATTCCGGCACGGGAATTGCCAGCGCAGTAAGTCCTACCTCCTCGGCACGGGATGGTTAGGTCCAGGCACAGTTACGGATCTTAACCAATGCCCGTGCGTTGCACAAAAATCCGAGTACGGATTCCGCTAAATGGCAACGGCCACCAGCCCAGCGACAGTTGGGTCCGGAGGACGCTGCAGCGTTTAGACCCTATTTCCATTTTCAAGCCCGGCCGACGACTCGGCGGCGCCTGGACTGATGACAAAGTAGCCCAGGACAAGCCCGTAGTCATGTGCTGGGAGTGCGTCCACAAGTACCGTGGATGGTGGAAGAAGTACCACTACAAAGCGGACTGGGGCCAGAACTACATCGCGGACTGCGATGGCTGCGGAATCAGGAATATTCGTTCAACGCTCTTCCTTCGGGAAGATCTGTTTTACGAAAGTCTCGGACCCGGCCACGGGCGGCAACCATACCCAGGGAGGTAAACATGAAGTACCAATCCGGGATCTTGGGAGGGGAAGCCCTTATCAAGACCATGAAGGTTGGAGCGACCGTCGCCAAGGATACATTCGTGATCCCGGACGGCTCCAACAAGTACGGCCACATCATCCCGTCCACCACCACCAGCACGACCGACGCTCTCGGCCTTGCAATCAGCGGTGGAACCTACGATGCGACCCCGACCGCGGCCGAAGGCGGAGAAGGAACCGCCCAGGTCATCATCAACCCGTTTGCGATTTTCCGTGGCAGAGTCTGGGGCAGCGCCGCCAAAGCGGAATTGTCCGCGGCGACCCTGAACGTTCAGACCCAGACCTCGGCATCGGCAACCGTCATCACGTCAGCCGCCGGTTACACCAATGACAAGGACCGCGGTACGATCTTTGGCCTGACCGGCGCCAATGCGGGCCTGTCACGCGTGCTGACCAGCCACGTCGATGCCACAAGCTGCACCGTCACGGTGGCCTTCCCGAACACGGTAGCCGTCGGAGACAAACTCGTTACCGTTCAGCACGGCATCGGAACGCAGGTGCATCAGCCCTGCACCGATCTGACCGGGTTCGACGATTCGATCGCCTCCGGCACCGGCATCCATTGCCACGTTGTTGACGTGGAACTGGTTCGTCCCATCAACACAACCAATCCTGAGATCTATGTCGATTTCATCCTGATCGACACTCAGTACAACCCGATCGATTAGCGGAGAGGAGGGACTATCATGACAGTACCGCTTGTGTCTCAGAATTTCAGCGACGTGTTGGATGTCCGCTTCCGCGAAATCGCTCAGGGTACCTATGACCTTGGCAAGTCTCGCATCGGGGATTTCTACACGGAAAAAACCAGCGACCGTGACACCGAACGCTATTCCAGCCTGACGCCCTTGGGGTTGTTCGAGGAGTTCCTCGGATCGATTCCCTACAACGGCATCGAGCAGGAATACGATGTCACCGCCACTCATGTGGAGTTCGCCAACGGCCTTCAAATTCGCCGGAAGCTGTATGACGATGCTCAATTTCCCGTTATCGATGAGGCGTTTGGCCAGTTGGGCGACAGCGCCTTCAAAACGCAGCAGTCGCACGCTGTGGGTATCTTCACGGGGTCTTTCTCCGCAACGAATGATTTCTATTCGCACACGGAGAATGTGGCGCTCTGCAGCAACAGTCACACGACTCCGGTGGCGGATGTGTCCACCGCAACCGGCTATGACAACCTCATGACGGCGGAACTTGATCCGACCTCTCTCGAAGCTGGTGTGATTCAGTTTCAGCAGATGAAGGATGGGAGCGGGTGGATGATCGGTGAGAAGCCCGACAAGTTGCTGGTGCCGATCAATCTACGCAAGACCGCAGACGAGATTGTCGGGACCGACAAGGGCTTGTTTTCGGCCGAGGGCACCAAGAACGTCTACGAGGGCGCTTTCCAGGTTGTGGACTGGGGTCTACTCTCGGACGCCAATGATTGGTGGCTGATCAACACCGCCAGGATGAAAAAGAACCTGCTCTGGTTCTGGCGCATCAAGTTGGAACTGGCCCGCATGGAATCCTTTGACAATATTATTGCGAAGGCGAGGGGCTATATGCGTTACAGCTACCTTCGGCGTGATTGGCGCTGGATTGTGGGCAGCCAGAAGAGCTAACCCGGTCTATCCGATGGGGGTGCTTTGCGGCGCCCCCATTGCGAGGGGATATGAAAGGGAAAACCAAAATCGGGAAAGTCATGCACGAATTCAAGGCGAAAACTCTGCGTTCCGGATCCGGGAAGAAAGTGACCGATCGGAAGCAGGCCATTGCCATCGCCATGTCGGAGGCCGGGATGAAAACGAAACCGAACAAAAGCAAGAAGCCCAGGGGCGGGAAAAACCCGTTCTTCGGCAACGCACTTCCGTTTCAACATGGGG